AAAGCCAATCGTAAGAGACTTTACACAGGGTAAAGGAATTTTAAAATTTTTCCCTTATGAGGGTGCAGCATGCCTTGTACCACAGACTATGGTAACAAGCGCAGATGGAAACGGAATGAAGATTGTGCCGGCTGGTACACCATTCCCAAGCAATGACGCAGAGTGCAAGGGTTATCTGTTACACGATGTAGATGTAACAATGGGTGACGCACCGGGAACATATGTATATCAGGGAACTATTGATTGGGAGAAAGTTAAGTCACTTTCAATCGCAGATGAAGCTAGAACTGCAACACCTAGAGTTACTTTCTATGGCGCACCAAAGATTGTAGCAAGTCAGGTCTAAAAGGAGGTAGAAGAACATGGCATTACCATTAGCAGAAGCATTTACAGCGAGAAGTCTCGGTGTAATGTGGGATAACTACAAGAAGACATTAGGAACTGCCCCTTATCTTGGCAGACAGAAATTCGGAACACGTAAACAGGACTCGCTCGACCTTAGATTTATCAAGGGCAAGAACGGACTGCCGGTATCGCTCAAAGCTTCAAACTTTGACGCACAGGCAGAGTTAAGAGATGTTGGAGGTTTCTCTGACATTCAGAACTCTATGCCATTCTATCGTGAGGGATATATGGTAACGGAGAAAGAGGAACAGGAGTATGACAATTACAGAACTTCTGAAAACTCTAACCTTGCCAATAACGTATTACGTGAAATCTCAAAGAAACCAATGATGTTAATTGAGGGTGCATTAGTTGTACCGGAGAGACAGATTTGGCAGTTACTTGCACCTACAGATGGTGTACCAAAGGTAAAGGTTGTGCTTGGCGATAAGAACTATGTCGTTGATTACACAGCCGACAATGGCGCAGAGCATAAGGAGAAGCACTTTAAGTCAATTACCGGCACGAGTGCATGGGACAAGCCTACCACATGTGCACCGCTTGATGACCTTATCACAGCTCGTAGAGACTTTGCAAAGGCTACAGGCTACTCACTTACACGTTTTACCATGAATACAGAGACTTGGGAAATGGTGCTTAAGGCAGAGGACACAAAGAAACAGGTACTCGGTATCACTGCTTACAATGGCGGTATCAGATTACAGCAAGGACAGGTTACTGAATACCTTAGAGGATATGGTATCAAGATTGAGGTATACGATAAGCTCTATGTTGATGAGACAGGACAGACACAGTACTTTGTACCAACAGGCATTGTATCTGCGCAGTCTGCCGGAGTATTCCTTGGAGATTACACATTCGGTAAGACTCCAGAGGAAAGAAGCGGAAGTATCACAGACGGAAACCTCTCACTTGTTGAGACAGGTGTATCTGTATACACATATGCTACAAATCATCCTATCAATACTCACTGTATCGTATCTATGATTGGATTACCTACATTCGAGGGTATGGATAGCGTTATGGTTCTCAAAGTTAAGGAGGATTAAGGCTTATGATAGCAACGCACTCTATAAAGCATGATGGAGTGTGGTATAAAGTCGGAGACGAGGTACCGGAAAGCAATAGCAATTCGGTGCCTTCTGATTTTATGAACCCACCTGAAACACCATACACAAAAACAGAAATTAACAGAATGTCAACAGCCGACCTAAAGAAGCTTGCGAGCGAAAATGGTATTGAAAATGCCACAGAAATAAATGGCGGTGACTTGAAGAAAATGTTAATTGAAAAGTTTGGATTATAAGGAGCTTGGCATGGAATACACCGCATTGGAGCAAGTCAAAATCAGACTCAAACAATTTCATATTGATACAGTCACGAATGATGATGATACAACATCTGATGTGGTTGTATTCGATAAAAAGGAAGATAACCCACTCATTGAACAGCTCATTAAGCAAGCTACGGAAGATGTGAAAGCAAAAAGGTGCTATCCGGACACTTTTACTGATGATGATGTAACTGCCGATTTAAAGCAGTTTGAGAACGTTATTATCAATCTTGCTGTCTACGACCATTCACAAGCCGGTGAGAACTACATGAGTGCATTAAGCGAGGGTGGAGTGAGTCGTACATGGAAAGACAGAGATAAGCTGTTTGTCGGAGTTTTCCCTTTTGTCAAAGTGCTATAAGCAAAAGAAGATTGTGCGTTACCAATATGGTAGCAGGCGGTACACATTAAGTGGTGGTGGGCGGTGTGCCAATTACTAAAGACGAAAGGCGGTATATCAATGCCAATAGCAGTAATTATAAGCATTATTTCAGTTGCTTTTTCCGTCTTTTTCGGACTGTTTACATTAGGACTTAATCTTAAGAACAGCAAAAAGTCTGACAAGGCAGAACTTACGGAGCGTGTAAAGGAAAATACACGCATAAATATGAAACTCGACACAATATCAGGCAACACAGCAGATATAAAGAATGAAGTTATAGAAATGAGAAAAGAGCTTAATTCTCATGATAACAGGATTATTAAAGTTGAGGAAAGTGTAAAGTCAGCACACCACCGAATAGACGGATTGGAAGCACGACTTAACGAAGATAAGGAGGCATAGCAGAATGGATATAACATCAGTATCAACAGTAGTTGCAATCGTTGTAATAACATATCTGATAGGCTTAGGAGCTAAGGCAATTCCACACATTAAGGATAATTATATTCCTATAATCGTAGGTGTTGCGGGCGGCATCTTAGGCGTCATAGGTATGTATGTAATACCGGATTTTCCGGCAAATGACATTCTTAATGCAATCGCAGTAGGAATTGTGTCCGGACTATCAAGCACAGGCGTTAATCAGATTTATAAGCAGGTAAAAAACAATGCTTGACATTAATAAACAGGCCATGAAATACGCGCTTCAAGGCCAAACAGTCACAGTCTATGAAAAAGACGAGGACGGAAATCTAAAGTTTTACGAAACAGAGGACGGAGAGAAGATATATTACACCCATGAGGAAACAGGCTTTTCAGAGCCGGTTGATTTTCGGGCGAATATATCGTTTGACGGAGGAGAAGCGCAGAACAAGGAATATGGCTTTAATACGGCTGATTTTGATGCTGTTTTGCTGACAGGCAGAGGAGAATACCCTTTTAAAAAAGGTGACGTTATTTGGCTTGATAGTGAGCCTACAAAGGGCGAAAACGGATTAGTTGATTCAACTTCCGCAGACTTTACAATAGTAGGAGTGAAACCCTCTCTCTATTCAGTTAAATACATGTTGAAAGCAGTTGTGAAAGAAGTGTAATTATGAAGATTGACGTTTCCCTGACAGAAAAATCTATACAAGATGCGATAAACAAGCTTGAAAGATACAAAGACCGCTTACAAGACAAGTGCATAGCGTTTGTTGGAGAGCTTGCTAGTAATGGTATAGCCGTAGCACAAGCAAATACAGGCAATTTTGGACACTATATTACATTTAGTTACGAAATTAAAGACACAACAGACGGCTGTACAGCTATTATTCTTGCAACAGAAACAGGGCAGATACAAAGTACATGGCAGACGGCAGATGGACTTAAGACAGTCGATGTATCGCCTTTGCTTATGGCTGAATACGGCTCGGGCTGGAGAGCTAAGCCACACTTCAATGATGCAAGAGGCGGTCAAGGGACTTTCCCGGGGCAGACACACGCATTTGACAGCGAGGGTTGGTATTGGAGAGACGAAAGCGGAGAATTACATCATTCATACGGCATTACACCTACAATGCCTATGTATCACGCATTTTTAAAAATGGAAAATGACATTATGAGAACGGCACGGAAAAATTTTAGTTGAGGTGATAAAGTGGCAAGTCAAAATCAATGGGTTTATGACCTTGAAAATCTCACATATGCGATTTTAAAAACCCGATGCGAGAAGAAATTGAAAACTAAATATCCCAAGCTAAAATTCACGCAAGAGGAACAGTCGGACAGTGCGGCGGCTAGTTTCCCAACAGTGCTAGTTCAAGCACTCGAACCTATTGAACAGAATGAGGATTTAGAGTGCGAAAGAATAAATACAGTGTTATTTACAGCACAAGTAATTGTTACAACAAATAAAAGCCGTTCAGAGGCCTTGAATGTGGCGCAGACAGTGGCTAATGAATACAAAGCTATGTCATTCAAGCTGACAACGATTCCATTCGCTAGAAAAAACGGCAAAATATGGACAGCAACATTACGTGCTAGGCGGTCATTCGATTGGAATGATAGATTATAAGAGCCTTTCGGCTCTTATTTTTTTATGAAAAATTAGGAGGTAATACAAATGGCAACAGGTTTAAAAAGTAGAATTGCTTACAAGACACCAACCGCATCCGCCACAAGTGGCGATTATTGGGCTGGAACTTACAAGCTCTTAATCAGAGCTAAAACAATTCCCTCACCATTCGGCTCACAGAACATGGTAGATACTTCAACTCTTGAAGATTTAGTAGAGACACAGGAAATGGGTAGACGTTCAGCCGGCTCTATGGAAGTTGAGGGAGCTTTTGAGAAAAAGTACAAGGATGAGATGGTAACTAACGAGGGTAAGAAGCTCGACTTTATTATCCTCTACGGCACAGACGGAAAAGGTTCAGAGGGTATCTGTGCTTTTATTGGACAGGAGTCATTCGCCCCAGGCGAGGCTTCCGATGACCACTTAACAGGAACTGCGACTGTATCAGTTCAGACAGTACCTAAGTGGATTGAGGATAACTACGATGTTGCGGTAACAGAGGATGACCAAGGTTATCCAACATCAATCACACTCACAAAAAAAGGGTGAGCCAATCGGAAAAAGCCGTAGCGGTTGGCTATGATGATAGCACGGCTGACAGCGAACTTGAAGAAACAATATAGCAAGGTAATTGAGGCAGTGTTAAAACTGCCTCTTTCCCTATATAAATTAGGGAGAAAGGGAAAGATAAAATGAAAATTAAATTAAGTGGAAAAGAGTATACAGTTAAATTCGGATATGCACCGGTAGTTAAGAATAAAATTATCCCAAGGCTCGTAGGAATGGAGCAACAGGGTGAGGGACTTGAAGTCATTGACAACATGCTTGAATTTTTACCGGAGTTTTTGCTCGTAGGTTTACAAAAATTCCACGCTGACGAATTTGGCTTTGATTTTGACAATAAAGAAGCAAAAGAGAAACAGCTTGTAAAGGCATACGATTTACTTGACGATTACCTTGACCCGGAGAATGAAGAGGGCGGAGATTTACAATCACTCTATAATGACTTGTCTGCGGAAATGGAGAAAAACAGTTTTTTATCCAAGATGTTGGCGAAAGAGGTACAGACAGCCAAGAAGAAACCAATCAAGAAGTAAAAGAGCTTACATGGGAAGTATATTGCAACGAAATCCGCCCATATTGGCTTTTGGTAACTAAAGGCTATGGATTTAGCGTTGAGGACATAGACATGTCTTGTCCGGCTGATTTAGAGCCTTATTCAAAGGCTTATATGCTTGCACAAAAAGAAACCGACTCCAACATGTGGGCTTGGTGGGGCACATACGGATTAAGCGCAACTCTTACAGCGATTGACAGAGCTTTGAATGGCAACAAAGCAAGAGCAAAATACATTGAAAAATCGTTAAATGAGCAATACTCAAAAGATAACGAGCCTAAATACAAGGAGTCTAATGAGGAAATTGCCGTTTATGAAATGAAGCAACGAATTAACGCATTAAGGCAGTCGGGACTACCTGAAAGTCCTGATTAATGAGGTGAAAATATGGCATATAAAGGAATTGACGTATCGTCATATCAAGGAAATATTGATTGGAGCAAGGTTAAGTGGGCCGGAGTGCAATTTGCAATCCTTAAAATAATCCGCAGAGACCTTAATCCGGATAAAACCTTTGAAGCGAATTGGAAAGGCTGTACTGATGTAGGAATGCCAATACAAGGTGTTTACAACTACTCATACGCTACAACAGTAGATAAGGCAAAGACGGATGCACAGAAAGTGATTGAGGTACTTGCCGGAAGAAAGACATTTGTATGGCTTGATGTAGAGGACAGATGCCAGCAAGGACTCGGACAGACGCTTATTGATATTATCAACACATATCAGAGTGTTATCAAGAGCGCCGGGCTTAACTTTGGTGTATACACAGGGCTTAGCTTTTACAATCAGTATATTGCGCCATACGCAAATCAGATTAATTGTCCGTTTTGGATTGCACGTTATCCGTCAACTAAGGGAATGTCTATTGGTGATGAGCCTAACAGTGCCAAGAAGCCTGTTATTCAACATCCTCTGTATGGCTGGCAGTATTCAAGTACATTTACTTGTAGCGGTCTGAATAACAGTACTGACGCTAACTTACTCTATATCGAGCTTGATAAGGGCGATGGAATAGAGAATAATCCGGCACCAATAGCAACTCCGGTAAAGAATAATGCTTGGAAAGGCAACGAGGAATATTACCTCGATAATGATGATGTAAGAAAATGGCAACATGCCATGAACATCGGATTTGACACAGACGAGCTTAAGGAAGATGGCAAGTTTGGAGCTAATTCACAGAGATTTGCTAAAAATCACAATCTGTGGAGCGGTCAGAAGCATAACTGCCCGACAGCCATTAAGTGGTTAAGAAAAACTCTACATGACAAGTATCATTTCTACAAGCTTGATACTGATTACGGAAAGTGGACGGATTATCTCACTAAATGTGTCATGGTATTTCAAAAGAATAGAGGTCTTAAGCAAGACGGCTATGTTGGATTGATTACAACATACTATCTGCTCAAA